GTCATATACCTCGCCTTGTTCTCTGTCTTGATGAAATGTAGCCATTCTGAAAATTTGATTGGGTTAATGTTTTTCTCTTGGAGATAGTCCAAGGTTCTTGTGGTTAGTGGTGTTAATTTTTTCATATCAGTGCAAATATAGTATTTTAATTTTACAATTTCAAATCTTGCCTATATCCATTCGTAGCTTGTGTATCTTTTTTAAATCTTCTTTGCAATCTGTAATATCACCGTACTCAATATGACAAGGTCTGCAAAGTGCCATCAAGTTAAATATGTTATCCTTGGAAGTTCTTCCCCCCATTCCCCTGGCTTCAATATGGTGGATGTCCGTTGCTCTGGCCTCACAGACTTCGCAAGGGATGAAGTCGGATGTATCATAGCCAAAATAATCCAAGTATATTTTAGTGTGCTTTTTCATTGATGTAAGCAAGTATTCGTTCTGATGTTGTTGTATAGTCTGGGAAATCCTTGTCAAGTTTTTTGATGAACTTCTCAAACTTTTTTAAGTCGGTATTGTTATTAAAACAGATAGTATAGTTAAAACTGTCTTCTTTATCCTCTTGCACCTCCTCCGCATCTTCCACTTCAAATAGGTTAGGATCAAGGTCAAGGCCAAATCCATCAAGCTCACTTAAATCCCACTCATTTGCCAAGGCATCAAAATCCCAATCCCCATAGTTAAGATTGTCCTTAATAAGAAATTCCTTTTGCTGATCAATCGGTAAATCAACCACCAAAACTTCAGTTTCTTTGAATCCTAATTCTTTAAGAGCTTTAAGTCTCATATTACCCCCAAGCACCTCAAAGTCTTTATTGACTACAATAGGCCTAATATCCAGCATTTGCGGAAACTCCTTAATTGATAATAAGAGCTTCTTATATTTCGCCTTGTTGATTACCCTCGGATTGTTTGGGTTGGTTTTCAGTTTCGATACTTGTAATTTCATTATAATAATTTTTTAAAAGTTCAGCCTCTTCACGATTTTCAAATTGACCAACTATAAGACCATCGTGCCAAACACGAAAGTATTTTTTTGGATCGGGATTAAGGTCATATAAATAACTGATGCTAATTGATGCCATACTCCTTATGTATAATTAAAAGGTCATTGATCATATCTTGCCAGGCTTTAGGGTTACAAGTACAAGGTCTATAAAATTTCCTTGATTGAAATACTCTATTCCAAATAGTCGCAATTTCGTCGCCTTCTTGTTTTGTCAAGGTTGTATTATTAACCTTTTGAAACTCGGTTAAATAGTTAAACTCGTTTTCAGTCAAGCACAATGGTTGCTTGTAACGGAATAACTTATTGAGCTTCTCTTTACGCTCTTCGCATCCGCAGTCTTCTCCAGCAATGAACTTGACAAGCTTATCAATCCCAGTCGCTTTGGTTACCTTCGCAATCGTGTCCCCCAAACCTAACGATGGTTGTTCTTGTGTTTCTTGACTCTCGATATGCTCGATAATCGTTTTTTGTTTGTTTTTTAAGTTTTTCTTTGGCATTTTTTATAGTATTAAATATTGAATGTACTCCAATCCCAGTGCTTTTGGCTATATCTCTTAAGCTGCAACCATTTACAAAATACAATTCAAGGAGCATTTGCTCATATTCCCCGAAGCCTTGTATGATTCGTTTAAGTTTATGTATTAAAATCTGATATTTTTGCTCTTGATCATCAACTGGCTCAAGCTCGTATTCAAAATTAGTGAAGTCCGCCCCGTACTCCTTGCGTTTGTGGAAGTCGTAGTATAGGTTCTGAATGACCTTAAACACATAAACCGTATTTATACCCCCAGAATAGTTGACTAACTTCTCAAGATTGCCTTCTTTGATTTGTAATTCACCTATTTTTAAGTACATCTGTTGCACAATTTCCTTTGCCGTCGCTGAATCAGCCCCTAAATAATTTGCTATTTTGAGCCATTCTTTGTGCTTATTGGCAAAGTCTTGAAGTGTCAGCATAGGTATTCTTTAATTTTGGCCTCAAAGTCTTCAAATGAATAGCAAACAATGTACTTGAATCCGTTATCCTCGACATCCTTTTGCCATTCCTTTTGAGTATCTGTTTGCTTATTAGGCTTGATTTTCATCTCAATGCACAAACCGTGGTAGTTTTCTGTTGGTTTAAGCAATATAAGGTCAGCAACGCCAGACAATACGCCCTCGGCTTTTAATAGTTTAGCCGTTATAAGTGAGCGTTTGCCCCCATTAGGCACGGCAAATAACAGTCTTGCAAGTTTAGGATAGTTAAACCTAAACCATTTGACGCATATAATCTGCAATTTGCTTTCCTCGTGTCTCATAAATTAGACCATACAATTAGAGTCAATAAGCCAATTAACCCAATAATAAAAAAGCCAATCGCTTCGTATAAATGATGGTTGTCGTCGTCTTGATTATACATAGCCTAATTCTTTTTTGCGTTTATCTTGTGCAGTTGTTTGACGATTCACCCAATTAGTCCCCCTTAAATCAGGCCTCATTTGTTGAAGTTGTCGCCTTGCTCGGCTTACTGATTCAAAAGACGGAATGGTTTTGTTTTTCATTGCCTTGAGTAATTCAAGGGCCGTGATGTTTTGGGCATCATAAAGCTTTAAGATTTGATTATACAAATAATAATCACAGTCCCTGGTGTGCTTTTGGTATAGCAAAATGTCCTCTATTGTTTCGTTTATTTTCATATCTGAAACAAATGTACATTTAAAATTTTAAATTTAAAAAGAGTTACTTAAAAAATATTCACAATTTATGTGATTCTGTAGTGTTTAAAGTACATTACTTTAAATTCCTCATAAGATAACATACTTATAAACTCCATACCTCCAGAATAAATACTGGTATATTCCAATCCATCGTAGTCAATATACTTGCCAAATGAATCAATATGAATAAACAGTCGTGGAGCAATATCACATTCAGACATAACATACCCTTCGTCTTCGTTTTCGAGTTGGGCATCAGTTAGCTGAAATATGTCAAGCTCAAGCATTAGTATATTTCTTTAGTAAAGTAATCAATACGCTTGTTGTGTACTCGATAGTTGCCGTTTTCTTTGATTTCTATCATTGCAAAGCCCTGGTTATGTTTCGTGTTAAATGGATCATAATCGGGGGCGAGTTCGCATAAGCATCCAGTTGAATAGGTCGTTGATAGTTCGTGATTCAATATGCTTTCGGAATGTTCAGATGTGGTATGACAATGTCCTATAAGCATTGATGACTTAATACGGTTATAAACACCTCTTGCTGGGTTTACTGGGCTAAAAAATCCTTTAACAATCATATGGCCGTGAGTCATTGGAAGCTTACCAGCCATTAAAATAACATTCTGATCGTGCCAAATGATATTTTTCTCTCTTAATTTAAGTCTTGAAGATAGAGTATAATACTCATCGTGAAACAAAGCTGGGGCTTTTTTCATTAAATAACGCTTATACCAGTTGTCGTGGTTGCCTTCAATCCAATGTATTGGACACTTGAAACGGTCATTAAGCATATCAAGGAAATCAGACACCATTTCAAACCATTGGCGGATTTCAGAATACAATGGTGGAGGAGCATCGTGGCTTGTGAACGGTTCATTGTCTAAAATATCACCTCCTAAAACTATACAGTCAATCTGATTATCTAATCCAAACTGCAAAGCACTTGTCAAAGCTTCATTGTCTTGGTTTGGGAAGTGTATATCTGACAACCATAGCACTCTTGTCGCACCTTCAATCTTTACAAACTTGCGGACATTGGCCCTTGATTCTGGCAAACCAAATGGGTTCTCCCTTGATTGTATTCTATCTGTTTTGATCGGGTTTTTAAGCTTTGACCATCGGCCTGAATGTTGGCTTAAGATTGTCCTGGCTGCACTATAATTAGTAAATAGTGTTGGATAGTGCTCCATTAGTAACTGTGCTAAAGTCCTGATGGATGATTGAGGATATTTTGCAAGGTATTCTCTTACAATTAATCCTTTTTTGCTGATTTGCCCCATTGAAAATAGAACGCATCTTTACGATTTTGTTACTTTATGTAGCTAAATATGTGGGCTATTACATCGACTGTCCAGCCATTTCCAAGCATCTTATACCTTTGAGAATCAGAAACATAAGCCGTATATCCATCTTTAACAGTTTGAAGCCTTTCACATTCTGTTGGGGTTAGTCTTCTTATTTTATTATAAAATTCAATAGCATTTGTATGACCAGTATCCAAACAATATGTTTTCCCATCATCTCTTGTTAAATGACCAGTACCACCTTTACCAGATGTGCTTGACCGTGGCATCATATTATGTACAATTATATCTGAATCAGAATTGCTTAAACTTTTAAAATGATTTGTTTTAATTGTATTTAAATAGTACTTGTCATCAACTTTAGTTTCCAAAACATCTTTTAACAGTATGCCTTTGTCTTTAGGTTGTTCGATTATGCTTTGTAAATCTCCAAACAATCCGCCAGGTATCATACCTATATTAGTCCAATAAAGCCTTTGTCTGTTTTGTGCTGATACCAAGCTTGAATTTATCATAATAGGATTAACCCCTATAGCTTTGCTTAAAACCTTCTCCCATTTTTCGCCCATCATTACATTTTCAAGTAAAAATAATACATTAGGGTTCTTTTCTCTTAACTCATTAAGCAATCGCATATATTCCCAAAACAAATAAGATTGACCTTCAAACTCAAACCCTTCAGCTTTCAATTGCAAATAATGATCAAGTGTTAAAATCTCTTGTTCATCTTTTGTACTCATCCCTTTACGCTTACCAGCAAATGAGAATGATTGGCAAGGTGAACCACCAATTAATAAATCAATCTTTGGTAAAGCTCTTCCATCAACATTGACAACCGAACCAAGTTGAAGTGTATTTGGGTAATTTGCCATTGTAACTTGAATAGCATACTTATCAATCTCAGATGCAAAATACTCATCCACTTTAATTCCTTGTCGTTGCAAAGCTTGTTGGCCACAAGACATTCCGTCAAATAAACTTAATACTTTCATTTTGGTAAACAATCAAATCCTAAACTTTTAATAACTTCAACTTTTAATACTTTCACTGGTTCTTTAAAATATCTTTTGCGGTTAAAATACCCATCAGTGTGTTTATATACCACATCTTTAACCCACTTTGGTCCTTTGTCTGTTTGGACAAGTAGATTAGCTCTGAATATTTCTGTTGGCATAACAAGTTCTATAATGAAGACATACACAAGCAAACATTCTCCAATTAATATTTGGCAAGGAGAAGTTGTTAATGAATGTCATAAATGGGTTATTTTTCGTTTGGTCTCTTTTGTACTTATCTTCCAAAGCCAGTTTTAATTCACTGATCATAATTTCAAGTACAAACTCTGGGTATTGCATATCATCAAAAGTTCTTATAAACTCATACTTTGAACTAAAGAACATTGGAAACGAATCAAACTTTTTAGTCTCTTCGTAGTCATACCAAACTTTCCTCATATCTTCATATCCCTGGCGTTCCTCCTCTGGAGTAAGCTTCACAAAGTTTTCAGTCTTTTTTATTATTGGCTTTTGGATGTCAATTTCACCAAGCAAACCACTATTGATTGCCTTATAGATAACTGTTGCTACAAATTGAGCGTTTAGTCGTTCTGGCTTCTTTACATCAATTATTCCCATTATCCATTTGTCCATAGATTCCTTAATGACATTGATATTGTATTTACCATAGTTTTGTTTGATAAACTCAACAATCTCTGCTGGGTATTTCGGGATATCAAGGTCGGCTAACATACATACATTTTCGAGTATTTTGCCTATTTCTTTATTTTGTGCGTCTTTTATATACATAGTTTTCAAATTTAATCCCATTTAATTGATTTTTCTTCCTTTACTTTTATTTCATCTTCCCAACGCTCTTGGTTAAGGTATGTGAGTGGATGTGGTGGCGTATAACTTGCAAATGGTTTGTAAGCCAAAAAGCTCGGGAGCGTCGCCGAAATTTTCGCCCTCTGTGATTCCGTTAGTTTTTTGTATTTAGATTCACATCCTTTTTTGTTATTCTTATTAGGATATAAATTCCAAAAAGATTCAAAAGAAAAACAAGTATTTATATTATCTTTATTTTGTATTTCTTTATTTAGTAACTCTTTACTTTGTTTATCTTTACTTTGTAGTTGCAGGTTGGCCGTCGACGGCTTTTCCGTAGATGGTTCAATCGTATATGGGTTATCCAAGTTCGGTATATTCCCTTTTTCCCCATTGTAAGCAACATCATAAACTATATGGTTATAAGTAAACCTTCCTTTATCATCGTATTGCTTAACTGATAAGATAAATCCTTTGTCCTGAAGCTCTTTAAAAACCCTATCAAGCTTTTCCCTTCCCATATTTAATTGAGTATGTAAATAAGATTTTTGAATCACCCAATCATTTGGGAGCTTTAATAGACTTGCCAAAAGTCCGATGGCTTCAATACTTAACCCAGAGTTAAAAATGTCATTGGGTAATACCGTGTAATTACTGGCGTGTTTTGATTTGATTATTGACATAAATAAAAAAGAGCATTAGTTTTCTTAGACTTTCGCGTGGGTGTAGTTAAACCCAGTCTAATACTCGCCAATGCTCTATTTAAAATATTATTCATAACTACTTAGGACGCGAATCCTTTTGCAAATATAAAGTTTGTTTTGTAATTTCCAAATATTTTTATTACTTTTGCAGTAATTTTTTCATATCTGACAGGATTAGGGGGCTATTGCCCCTTTTTCTTTAATACAATACTATCTTTATAAGGCACAAATTTAGCTGACATCATTATTTCACCTTCCTCGCTGATCATTCCGTTATTACTCAAAGACAACCTATAAGACTGTTTAGCAACATCTTGAATAGCTTTAAGCCTGGCGGATAGTTCAACATACTCTGGAATATGGTCATACTCGTATCTTCCTCCTCCAGTCCTTACTTCAACCACATAACCATTAAACTCTTGCTTATTATACTGATTAGCAGACTTTAAGAAATCTTCGTTTAAATCGCTTGAAATCTTATCGATGGTATCTTGTATCTGTTTTAAAGCAATAAGCAGTTCTAAAGGCTCAGAATAGCCTAAATTGACATCATTGTGCATCATCCTCAATTCAGACAATACACTTATAGGGGATATTTTCTTTTTTAACATAGTTAGAATGGCAAATCTTCCCTATTGTCTTTAGATATCTTCTTTGCTTTTAAGTCAAATTTTTCACCCAACATTTCAAAGTATGGGTTAACTCCAGATTCAACATAAGCTTCAAAATATTTAGCGTGTTCAAATAAGCTTTCAAATTTGATATGGCCACTAACCACTAAATCAGTTACGCATTTAAGGACTGACATACGAGCAATCTTCTTGTCTTTATCAGGATCGCTTGGTTTAGATGCGAAAGGCACGAAAGGTGCTTTGACTGGTTTTACTGTGTGAAATAACTTTCCATTGACATCTTTGCTTGTAATGTCGTAAGTTGATTCCTCACCCAATTTAAAAGAGGTTTGGTCTTTAGACTTTGAGTTGTAGTCTCCGACATCACCATTTGTGAAGCCGATTTCAAAACGATACATTGTACCGTACTTTGATTCCCAAGTCCCAGAGGCTTGGATGTGATTTACTGTGCTTGTTTTTTCCATAATGATTCTTGTTTTAAAGTGTAATTCATTCTTGTTAAAATTTCGATTTTTTTCTCTTGGCTCATAGCGTTGTGGCGAAAGTTAAACCTCCACGAAGCTATTGTGTTGTAATTAATGCCCATTGCGTCGGCTAACTCCTCATTTGATTTAGCAAACACCTCACTCAAGGCCACTTGCATTGTTTGTTCTTCCATATTCTATTTGTTTGATAATAATGTCCCATTCAATCTCATCCAATAACACCATAAGCATCTTGTAAAGTGGCTCTGGGTTATCCCCTGAATACTCCACTATTTTGCCTCTGATGGCTTTGTATACATAAAGGTAAAGTGTTTGTGCATCAAAGCTTGGATTAGATAATAAAAATTGTTCGATGTTGATGATACCATCAAGGTTCTCAATCATTTGGTAGGTAGGATAGTTACCAACCCCTAAATCTGTGTTGTATTTCATATTTGACATTGCGAATTTATATTTTATTTTGTAATTTTCCAAAACATACTTGGTGGGTAGTTCATATTTTTCTTGATTGTTTTGTATTGGCCAAGGTAACCCCAAACCAAGCCACCATATTGTTTCTGTGAATAGATGATTGGGATGCCATTACGCATACGCATCTCCTCAAACTTGTTGACGAATCGAGGACCATCACCAAACTCACTCCACCAAAAAAGATAATCGCCCTTTTTTAGTTTCATAAACTCAACCACATCATCTTCGGTGTATTGCATTACTGTCGGCAAGTGTTCTGTGATTACCATAAATTGATTTTTAAGATTGATTCACCATACTTTTTTTGTGCAACCAACATACCCATAATGATTTCAAATTTGTAGTGCTTCTTTTGTTGCAAGGCCCACACAAATAGGTGTTCGTAATGCATTGAAATTGTAACCACATTACCAACGGCCTCAATAGGCAATCTTGTCTTGATTCGATAGAGTTGCTCAAATCTCTTGGCAAGTCTAAAAAGTTCTATTGTTTTCATATTGATGGCACAAAGGTACTATTTAGAATTGTAAAAACAAAATAAATATGATAAAATTTTTTAAATGGCTTAATATTTATGTTTGAATATTGTGTTGGTAAGCGTCAGCCCCATATAACTCAAATGCTTTTTTATTATAAGCTTTTTTAGCATCGTCAATATTTTTAAACGAACCTAACTTTAATGTTTTATTCTGATGGCTTATACAAGCTCTATATCTATTCCCAGATTTATCAAAATAGATACCTCTACCATTTGGGTTTTTAACTTCGCAATTATAATTGTTTAATTTATTACTTACAATTCTTAAATTTTCTCTTCTATTGTCAAAACGCTTTCGGTTTATATGATCAACAATCTCATTTTTTTTAGCTCCTATAATTATTCTATGTAAATAATCATATTTTTTAGAGTCCCCTTCAAAGCATCTATAATAACCGCTTTGCTTATCGTATCTTATTTTGTATTTAGATAATACCCAGTTATCTTCATTTGATATTAATAAAGTATCCATATTGCAAATATAATACTTTAATGGGGAGGATAAAAGTTTTTTTTATTAAATTTTAGCTAACTGAAAATGCATCGGATCAGAACGAAGCCACAACCCACCCCAATCAAATCCAGCGTCAGTAAAGCATTTTGCGAATGTCGGAGATAGTTTAGGCGTTTGATATAATCCATTTTCAAAGGCATTGACATCAATAGCCAAACCCCAAGAATGTAAGCTCATAGTCGATAGGCCTCGCTTTTTTCTAATGTTAAAACAACCATCCCAGGTCTTTAGCTCCTTAACCGCTCCAGTATCAATAAGATTCTTAAACGCCTTTTTAAGTGGCTCAACCATTAGCCTATTACAGTATATTCGTTTTGGTATAATGCCAATTTCCAACTCTGTTGGCACATCCCAAAGCGTCATACACTTATTAGATGCTGACGGCTCACCGAATTTTGCCAAACATTGTTTACTTGATACCATCGACCTGAATAAAATTAGAAAGGAATTTACCACAACCACCAATAATTGCACACCATCTCATAAGCTCTGGATCATTCAAATTAAATGAAGCCACAAATATAGTCGCACCTGCTATGGCATCCCCAAACATACGGACTTGCTTTTGTGTTGGGCTGAAATATGGTTTTAGTTTTATCTGCATCGTCCCTGGCCTCTGTATTTTTTATCTGGCTTTGAGTTTTTACTGTGAACGCCCTTGTTATTCTTTTTAGGCTTCACCTTAAACATCTTTAGTACATCAACCTTACTCCCCTTCTTTGCCATTGATGTTCTTTGTTTTGAAATAATAGTAACGAATAGCAAATAAACCCGATACAATAGCCACTAAACCCCACACAAAAGATACGATAGGTTGCACGCTTGTCATAAAGTGTGCAATGCCTCCAACGAAAGTTGTAGTTGTTAATGCGTCGGCTATATTGTCGTTGTTACTCATTGATAGGTGTCGGTGGAATTGGTGGTATGTACTCAACAAAAGGGCAATTAAGTATCCACGCCCATTCGGAATTAGTTACGATTACGATGTCATCAGCTGACAAAAATGTGAACCAATCTGCGTTGATGTCTTGAACACAGTTGAAGTATTGGTCAGGGGCGTACATTACGCCTTGAATTGAATCTTTTTGTGATATGTCTAAAAGGTATCCTTCCATTTTATTATATTATTTAAACTTGGCGGGCCAATTCAGTTTGATAGGTTTGTATTGTAGTATATAAATTACCCGATTCAGTAGTGTTTAATGAATCGCAAATATACCCAGCGCAAAACCTATTATTTACGAATTGTTGAGTAGTTCCATTCACATTTATACCACCAATTGAAAATGGTTGATTTGGTCTATTTGTACCATTTAAACTACCACTTGCAGTTTGTGTCCTTACATAAGCATTAACTGTTGTATTGTTATTAGTTACAAACATATGCCCAGTTGCCGCAGGCGATGCCGTCATTGATGTTGTATTTGCGGCAAACATATTAAAAGATAAAGCATTTCCACTATTTATCTGAATAGATGCATAGTTTGTACTTCCACTAAACGCCCCAATAGGATGTTTATCGTTTACAAATGTAGTTGCAGTATTTACATAAACACCAAAGCCAAGCGGCTTATCTGTAAAAACAGTAGTCGCATTTAAATAAGTATTTGCAAATCCATTCACACCATTTGGCGTTGCTCCTTGTTTACTATATGTCCAAGTACCGTTGAACGCTAATCTGAACGCAGCGTCAAGGTCTCTTGCGTCTTTAAGGTTATATTTGAACTGAGAAACAAATCTGTTTGCTGGGGTTGTGGCTATTGGTTGGTAGGTAGTTAACGCCCCTTGTTCAAATTGAAATCCCCAAGTAAAAATACCGCTTGTGCCGTCTCCAAGATAGTTATAGGTTGAACCATTGCTTGAAGTTGCCCAATAATAATTTGATACTACAGTTGCCGCATTTCTTGTCGCTGAACATCTATACCACCCGTTTCCTACCGAAGTTATACTTGTGCTTGTATAACCGCTTTGGCTTACTAAAGTCCCAGTCGACAAATTAAAATAAGCAGTATGAACGCCAGCATCATCATCAATCAAAACTGCATATTGCCTTTCAGCAGCTTTAAAATACCCAGATACTGTATAAGTTAATCCAGCAGTCAAAGTTGATGCAGTCTTTAACCAATGCCCAGAACTTACCGCAGTTTCTGTAATTTTATTTGCAGTATTAGTTCCATCTGGAGCAGTGCCAACATTTTGAGTTAATGTTATAGCAGTTTTTGTCCAAAAAGCGTTTGAATAATCAGTTGTATAACTTAATAGATTTGTTGTATCAGAAACGAAAGGATAGATAGCTTTCATCTTCGACCATAGGCCGTAAGATTTAAGATTTGCTACAAGATTATTTACCGCATTAACCTCTGTCGTGCCAGTCAGTCCAGTTGCAGCAATAAACGCCTGGGCATCACTATCCCCATAGCTAACACCTCTTCTCCCTACACTTATAGATGGGCCAAAATACATTATTAGATATTGTACATTATTACTGAACCACTCGTCAAGGTAATTGAGCTAATATATGTACCATCAGGCACACAAATAAACGCTCCTTGCTTTAAGGTTACGCCACTCAATCCTAAAGATGTCATCAATGATGCGCTTGCTTGATCAAGAATTGCTGAAACAACCGCATCAGCGTTAACCACAAAACCTCTAAATGTGCCAGTGTTTGCACTTGTATTTGAAACGACTTTACAACCAGTGTATCCAGCCGAGAATGATGTTGCACTTATACTCATATATATAATACTTTTATTTTGTAAATTGTTACACTAAGGCAAAGTCCTTGTTATCTGCCCAATTCCTTGAGCCCACATACTCCCATCACAACACTTTTTATCATAGGTATTCTTGTCTTTACACAAACAAGCTCTGGATGAACCAGGCTTCGGATTTACTCTCGATGGGGTTACGAATTTCTTTTCCATAATAATCTTAAAAATAAGCCGATAACAATGCCTAAAATCAATAGTTTTAAATTCAATCCCAAATCACCCTTTTTATAAATGATTTGTGGAGGAAGTTCAATCGTTTTGGTTAGTCTTATCGTGTCTTGTTTAACTTTGATATCTGTTTTAAAAAAGTTTCTGTCCCTATAAATTGTTAATCGCACCTTGCCAGTATCGGTGATGAATGTATCAACTTCATTAAGCGTGAATGTATCAACAGAATAAAATGAATCAGTCATTAATACCGTATCAATTACCCAATTTCTTGGTCTAAACAATGAGGGATCTTTGATTAAGGCCCTTTGTAAATGCCAAGAAGCCGAGCAGCTGCTCAATAACAATATAAGAATTAAAGCCCTCACTTTTTCTTTTTCTTTGGTGTCTCCTCAACAATGGTAATATCGCAAGTTAATTGCAACGCTTCCATAATTTCGCCAACATACATTGGCATACTCTCACTTGTCAAAGATGCAATATGTAAAGCCTCAATGTCCCCATCAATAGCTGAAGCGCTCATCAAGCTCAAAGGTTGGCTTGGAAGTTCATCAATTACAAAGTGGTAGTCTTTTGTGTTTGTCAAATCACTTACATAGTGTAAGTAAACCTTTGATATTTTTCGCATTTTCATTTTTCTTTAAGTTTAAAAAATAGTCTTTTAATTTTGAAATATTATCCGCCTTTGGCTTATACTGTTTTTTCATAGATTCCAGGTAGTATAGTTTGTTGGTGTGCTATAAGGATATTCTCCGCCATTTTGATAGGCCACATATTCTGGATATAAACCTACATTCAAGGTGATATAATCCACTAAACGCTTTCTATATGTTTCAGCTATCTGTCTGTAACGCTTCACCAAAGCTTCAACTTCAAAACGATCCAATACAACCGTATTTTCTGGGTTATTTTTAAGAATACCAGCGTTGCTTACTTCATAGTTATGGAATTGAACAAAGTCCGCCATTGCATAATGGATCAACATAGGTTGAATATAATAGCTTGTCAAGGTCAGATAGTTACCAGCTAATGTGTTGTTCATTACATCGGTTAAAATCTTTCTATAAAGCACAGTACCAAGTACGCCTTGGATTTCTATATCTTGAGCAACCTTAATAAAAGGGCTAATATTGTCTATGTCGACATTACCTTTTAATTGAGTATACTTATAAATATCCTCTTTAGTTACCAGTAAAACATTATCATTCGTTTGCATCTTTATTTATTCTTTAAACTTCCTCTATTAGGTAAATCAATCGTTTTTGTGCTTGCAGTATCCCAACTTGGCGGTGCAAATGGCACACCTTCTCTATTTGCAGTTGCATCAGATACCTTCTCATAGTTACGCATATCCCTTTCGTCTGAATTTTTCTCGCTTGGAGTAAGTGGCTTTATCTTTCCGCCTTCAGTTTTTCTTCTATAAGTTACTCTATACCAAGCGTGATGGCAATATACACCGCCTTTGAACTTCCAAATTGAATAGTTACTTGATCCCTCTGGGGCAAATTGACCGTTCACTCCGTTAAAACTCATCATATTTATGTCCTCTCTGCGATAAACAATGCCTTTTTTTGATAGGTTGGTCATTTCTTTGCAAAATTTACGAGAGTTTTTAGTTACTCTATCTGGACCGTAACGATATCTTATCTTAAAAATACCAGTATCATCTTTAGATTTTAAGTCTGGGTTATCGTATCCAAACTCAAAGTGATCATCCTCATCATTAGCCTCTTGAATGTCTATAATCTCCCATTCGTTTAGGTCAATCTCCTCGCCTTTATCTTGCAAGAAAGCTAACCAAGCTTTCTCATCCTCTTCAGTCATCTTTGGTTTATCACTCCCCTCAAAATAAGAATAGCAAATTGCAGCTGCTTGTTCTTTGTCTTTACCTTCAGCAATAACGGTTGGGATGCAACGAGCTAAAAAATCATCTTTGCTCTCGCCACTTTTTTTTTGAACCATATCAACTTTAGAGAAGCCGTATTCCTTCTCCTTAGTTGTAGTGTCAATGGCCACTCCGCTTAAATCAACGAACTCTAAAGGTTGCAAAGTCTTAAAGTATATATCAACCATTACTTCATTCTTTAAAAGCACCTTATTAAAAGCATCAATCAATAGATTCTGAAATGGTCTGATAACAATATTGTCAAATAAGATAGATGCGGTTTTTAACTCTTCAGCATTTGAGCTGAAACCATTACCGCTATTTTTAACACCGAATAACAAAGGACTGGTGATTCTATGAGCTAACAAAATTTTATCAATACATTCTGTACTTAAAAATTGGTATTGGTCCGCAGCATCGCTTAAAGCAACTGGGGTGATATCCGCCGCTGAATCTTTACTTTCGTTAAATGATACAATTGCTCTGCCAGTGTTTGAACTTCCACCAAATTTAGCATTGATTTGAGCTTCGATTGCATCTTTAATCTCTTCAGATGGTTCACCATTGTTGAAGTTAATTAACATTGATGGAGCTAAACCGTTCTTAATGTTATTTAGATGATAGTTACTTATCTCACCTTCCAATTCACAGTATTGAGTGCCACCTTGATAGTCTGGTGGGCTGAAATAAAAATTGCCAGTTGAATAAGGCTTGATCACAAGCATACATTCTTTAGCACTTTCATCATACCCAAACGCTGCGAACTCTTTTGGCTTTTGGCCTTTCTTTAATTTTGACCAATCAGCACAATAGTACCATTTTTCAATTTCTCCTTTATCATTGGCTTTCTGTGGCCTTAAAGTTTGCATTGGGAAGTGATATGCCCTTACATACTTTTTGCCGTCTTTAGACTTTACAATTTGAAAAGCACACATACCCAACATCGTTAAATCCATAACACACTTCTTAACCTCTTCATTTTGGAAGATGGTTTTAAAATCTAAATAACCCTTTAAATGACGATCAGCCTTAACAACCTCTGGGCCATAGCCATAAATCATATCGGATTTACCTTTAATACAAGCGTTGTTTGTTGGTGAGCTATAATACAAATCAATTAAGTATTGATAGTAGTTATTATCTTCTCCGTACTCAACCCAATCTTTATTTGTTTGCTCAACAATAGATGGGCTTGTATAACCAGCCATATTGATGATGTGGTAAGATGGAATATTTTTTTTGCGTGTAGCCATTATAATGTGATCCAGTTTTTACTGTTTGTGTTTGTAGTTGACCAAGACTTCCATTGTCTGTACTCATCCAAGCTGCCAACTATCCAATATGCCAGGTATTCAAAATACATCTTGCTTGATTGAATTACTCTGATGTTTAATTCGTCTAATTGATTAGCCACTGCATTGATGGTGGCAAGTGATGGCAATGTCAATGTAACTTTAGTTCCCACGATTGTAGGCGTTACTGTTGCAGTTACTAATGTCTTGGTAGCTTTGTGTTCAATTTCAAGTGTTACTGGCAAACCATCAAACGCAATAAGCGGATGAAATGATATACTTGTCGAGCTTGAATTGATTACCATATTTAATAAAACCTAAACACCTCATTTTGTTACAATAAAAAAGGGGCATCTCTGCCCCCTTCTCACCTATGTACACTTATTAATTATGGAGTTGTATCTGGAGTAAAGATAGTTGACAAGCCAGCGTAAGTTACTGCAGCCAACGGTCTTGGGCCATACTTCTCTGAAGCAATAAAGCTTAAAGTGTAAGTACGGGCATCGCCAAGCAATGTTCCCCAATCTTCAGAACCAGTGGTAACATCACAACCAAATTCCTCACCTAATAACCAGAAATTATCGTTACGATCCCAAACAACCACTCTCCATCTGCCAGTTGCTAAAGTTTCAACATCTTTAGTATCTAACCACGGAGTTGCTTGTGATTTAGGTTTAAATTTAACGGTTAAGTTAGATTCGTGAAAAGTTGTGCCGTTATCTCTTGATGAAGTGATAGTGTCAGTAAAACTGTTTGCACCTTTCAATTCCCAAAAGTATCCAGTATCTAAAGTAACGCCACCAGATTGAGCGATTTTAGTAACCGCACCAGTACCGTCGATTGTTATTACATCACTCCAAACGAATGGAATTAAAAACATACCTTGGATCCCACCAAGATACTCTTTGCAAGGCTCTAAACGAGCGTCTATTGTATTACAAGCCATTTTATTATTTATTTAAAAGTTTAAAAAAAAGGTGGGCATTACCCACCCTTTATACATTTATTATTTT